AGTGTACACAAGTTTACACTTGGTTTACACCTAGTGTAAACCCCCCAAAACCCACTATACTCTCTAATTTCGCAGATTTTAGGCCGTTTTTTGCCCTAGGTTTACAAGTTTACACTTTTTTTTAGAATATATTTTTTTTGACTAGGTGAAAATTTATTTTTTTTCAATTTTGCCAAAAAGTGTTCAAAGTGTTCACTTATTGCGATTGGAGCCAATGGAGGCCGATTTTGGTTTACACTTAGGTGTACACTTAGTGTAAACTAGTGTACACCCTCCTTCTTGGCTTTTCTCACCCAATGTGAGACTCTATTGTAGTCTAAATTCAGCTCTTTTGCTATCTCGCAAGTCCTTCTGTTTTCCGCTACCATACGCTCTATTTGTCTAACTATTTTTATAGATAAACCCTGAACTCGCCTGTGGTCTGTGAGTTTTAGAATTTCACATAAATGATGGTATTTTACACCAGTCATATACATAATTTCTTTATATGGTAGACCCTTCTTATATAGTTCTAGAACCTGATCCGCAGACTTGAGGTGAGAGCAAGTATTCTTGGCTCTCTCGTTGGTCAACAGATACTCCTTGTATATATAATTATTAACTAGGTGCTTACTAATATTCATAATAGTAGCTATATTCTTATTCATTACTTTAAGTTTATATAGCCTAACTATCTCGTCTTTCTGTTCCTGGGTTAGTGATGTCATTTGTCTCCGTAGGTTTCTTCGTAGTAATTCTGTCCGCTCTCATAGGTCTTAACTGCATAGAACCAAGCACCTTCTCTGTGGGCCTCTGCAATCTGATCTCTCTCCTTGTACTTAGCTATTTCTAATACTTCCTTGGAAGACTTTCCATCATACCATGTGGAAGTTAGTTGCTCATGCAACCATTCTACTGCCGTCTGCTTCTTCATACCGAAATTCCTTTTAAATACTCTCTGCACTCCAATACCTTAGCCTTGGCCATCTCAATTACCTGGAGATCATAGTCGATGTCAAACTCCTTGATACGGTACTTATCTTCCACATGGGAGTAGCTTACAGGTTCTTCGTAAGTCAAGAACTCAGGGGTGTCTTGAAGGGTGTAAACCAACTTAGCCTTTTTTAAGCCCGTCAGGTGCATGTAAACCTGAAGTTGATAGTAGTACCCCATGTCTGGAGTATCGTCAAACAGAGGGAAAGTAAAGCAGTCCCACGAGGTTTTAAAGTCATAGACTATACCCTCGTGAAAACAATCGGGAGTACCTGTGAAGAAATCATCTTCAAAGTGGTCAAGGTTCTTAATCATGAAGTCCTTGTTCATAGCTACCGAGTAAAACTCGATAGCCGTATCTTCTAGTGCCAATCCCTTCTGGATGTACTTACTCTTAATCTGCTTCTTTACTCCGTAAATCTGCTCCTTGTACCAATCCTCTAAGTAGCTCTTAGTTGTCTGAGACAATGATTCTGTTTTACTCCGTGCGTTAGTCATCAATTGACCAAGGGCACTTGCTCTGCATTTGAAGTTCATGATAATAGAAGTTTTTCGTTTTGTGCTGTGAGAATGTAAACCGACTTAATTTGCTCTAAGGTTACCTTACCATTGGCCAAAGAATCCTTTGCTCCTTGCCACTTAACATGCGATGGAGTTAACTCCTCTTTTTTACCACCATGATCGTTGGTAGAATCGGGGTCTTTTGTATCGTCAATTAAAAACAGCCCATTCAAAGCATACTTACGAGCATACGAGGAGGAACTACCAAAACTCTGAGCCACATCCATGCCCTTGCGGTTGATGTCTATGCCTGCCTGGGCAGTTACTGCTCTGCCTTCCATTCTGCCTTCGCCTTCCTTTTGTATCGAGACAGTAGTTTCAATGAATACAATACCACCAACCTCTTTCACCTCGTCTTCCATAGTCAAGGTGCATTCATACTTTAGAAGCAATGGTTTAAGAGCCTCTAGGATATCTTCGCAGTTTCTATACTTGTATTTGCCAAATGCATTAAATTGGCTCTTTGGAGCTTTAAGCTCGTTTTGAATTAGAATTAGTTCTTTCATCGTTTTAAGTGTTTATATTTTTCTAGTGTTTTCATTTCAGCGTATCGGTAACTTATCTCATCCCAATACATCTCGAAGGTTTTAAGAATCTCTATTTTTTCACTATGGGGTACTTCCCCAAAGTTCTCTAGTATCCATTGCTCAATTTTTTCCTCTACCATTGTTAATCCAGTTAGTTGAAACAAATAGAACCCATTGATTGCCTAATCTCTTAGGAGGATACACCCATTCCTCAGGCCATACACCTGAGCGGATAATCTGGTGAACTCTCGTAGATTTTTCGGTAAAGCCCCTAAGTACACCGTACTCGGTAGCAGTCATCATTTCGTAAAGCATTGTCGTACATTGGCTTCTAGTTGTTCAACAATAAAAGGGTCTAGGATTGCACATACTACCCGATAGTGTTCAGTAAACCGCTCGTTGAGGTCATCGTACAATTCAAGAGTAAGGGACTTGCCATTACCGAAGTAAAGGTCTAGGACAATTCCTTCGTTGGTGAAGGATTCGAGTTCCAGGCTAAAGCCTGATTGGTCAAGGGTAAAGTGGTGATCTTTTAACATTTTGTTTGTGTTTAAGTGAATAATGATGCTAAGGTACAAGAGTCTGCACAACAAATGCAAGTGAATTGTCAAAATTATTTTTGTTTTACACTAAGGGTAATTTTCTGGGCTGAATGGTTTTGTTTTACACTAACACCCCAGGAGATTTTGTTTTCCACTACGGTACTTTCAATTCTGTTTTCCACTATGGCTATTTTTCCGCCATGTTTTACACTATGGGTCAATCCGCCATGTTTTACACTATGGGGTAGGGGTCGGCCGTGCCCATTCGTGCCCGTTCGGTCGGTCGCTGCATGGCACACCTACCTTACTACCTACAAAGGCAAAGGATGGCATTTTTAGGGCCGTAGTAAAGAGATATTTTTATTTTAATGTAGTGACATAGGCAAAATTTTGAAGGTCTTAAATGGGCTTAAAATAGGTCAAAATTAAGGCTGTATTTTTTGCAAATTGTAGGCCATACAGTCTAGACCGTACTCGATCGAATAACCTATTTTAAATAAGTCTTTTTCAAGCTGTATTAAGTTAGCGTACGTTTGTTCCTTTGCAATGTAGGTAACCAATAAAGCCCGCAAATTTGCGGGCCATATTTCAGGATATTCGAATAGGTCAAACATTTTCTGTAGTGTTTTAAGGTAAAGAAAAAGCCCTATTTCTAGGGCCTTATTTTAGTGAATTAATAAGCCTATTTTGTGATTCTCTGTGATCCATTTGGTCGCAACAATATCCAAGTAGCTCGAATCCGTGTAGCCTTGTTCCTGCATTTCTTCGCTTGAATAGAAAATTTTTGAATGCCGTTCTGTATCCTTGTTAATTAGTTCGTCCTTGGTTGATCCAAGGCTAAAAATAAGATCCATATTTTCGGGCAATTCTATTCCCCTAATAAACGAATGAGATTTTGTATAGGCATAGAAACGGACGGAAGGATTCAAACGGGCAATTGTTAGCCATTTCTGAAAATAGGACGGGCTGTAAAAATCCCCGCTATCGTGAATTCTAACATAGGTCTGTTTATCCTTTTTAACCTTTGCTAATTCGTCCGTAATTGTTTGAACAAAATTATCTTCTTTGCTTGCTTCATAGCGTTTAGTCAAGGCCCTTTCTACATTGCCAAAACGATACATTCCGCGTTTTGCATAGCAAAGTTTTAAACAGCTCCCCGCAAAAGGACAGGTTATTTTTCCGCTTTTTTTGTCGTTACCTGCAGGGATTGAAAAATTAAATATTCTAACATTGAACTCCTTTGCTGTTTTCTGTAGCTTGGTGTTACCATTACCTAATAAATTTTGAGTTTTCATATTCGTGTAGTGTTTTGGGTTGGGTTGATTAAATAAGTTTTAAGCCTAGCATATAGCCTAGGAAAAAGATAGGCAAAAGGGCAATAATATAGTAAAGTACTAATCCGATTTTTTTAATAGCTTTTTTCATTGTTTCAGTAGTTAAATTCTATTTGATCAAGTTTTAAGTTAAATTCACTTTCCAGGCTAATTATTGACATTGAAACAAATTGGAAAGGCTCCAGATTTTTAGCTATTCTCATAGCTCCCCTCATGCTTTTTGCCTGGATAATTGTTGTAAAAAGGATAACTAATTCACCATATGAATTTAGCTTTTTGTAGGTCAATCGGTAATTTTTCATGCTGTTTTTTGTTTTGGAGTTAGTGAATAAGTAAGGGCAAAAATCAAGATCGTGCCCGCTGAAATAATTAATAAGTCTAGCATTTTTTATAGGGTTTTGGTTAAACATTAAGCAAACTTACAAAGGGCTGCAATAAAGTGCAAGTAAATTGTCAAATATATTTTAATCAATAGTATATTTTATTTCAATTACCTTTAAGGCTGAATAATCACTTTATTTCAGTTTTACAAACTTTTGTAGGAGCATGGGGAAAAATGGAGGAGCGAGAGAGGGGGCGGGGAGAAAGCCAAAGATTCAAGAAATTAAGTTGATTGAGCAAATGGATTCCCTTTGTATCCCAGACCAAATTTGGAAGGCCTTACTTTACAAATGTGAACAAGGGGACACGGCCGCCATAAAACTTTGGCTTAGTTATCGCTTTGGCTTACCCAAACAGCAAATAGATGTAACATCCAACGGGGAAAAAATCGCTCCACCTATCCAATGGATAGGGAAAAACATTGCAATCGAAGCGGCAAAGGTTATCCAGGACTCGGACTCGGATATCCAGGACTCGGATTACCTGGCATTGGATCACCTGGATAATGAGATATAACTACATGAATACCAAGCCTATATACGCTTACCCGCATAGACGAATAAGCGGATGGGGAGGGTATTGTTGTGAGTGTATGCAACAAGGTTGCAAAATGGAATTCCCCAATTAAATAATTTACCCTAGGGGGGGTATGTTTCTGAGTGTACAGGAATCAAACGGAAAATGGAAATCCCGAATTAATTAATTTAGCTATGATTCAACTTTTAGACGATTACAAGCCATTATTCTACGAGCAGCCTGACACGAGGTACTATTTGATTACGGGTGGTAGAGGAAGTGGTAAATCGTGGACATTGGCTTTGTTTCTGCTGAATTTGACCTATGAGAAGGGTCATGTGATTCTTTTCACTAGATACACCTTGGTATCTGCGTTTATTTCGATTATTCCAGAGTTCTTGGATAAGATTGAGATTATGGGCAAGATGAATGACTTTGATGTGACTCAGAGTGAGATTATAAATAAGCTGACGGGTTCGAAGATTCTGTTCAGGGGGATTAAGACTAGTAGTGGGGTGAATACTGCGAACTTGAAGTCGATTGCTGGGTTGTCGACATGGGTAGTGGATGAGGCGGAAGAATTGACAGACCCTGAGATATTTGATAAGGTAGACTTGTCGATACGAGCGAAGGATAACTACAACAGGGTGATATTGGTAATGAACCCATCGTACAAGAGTCATTGGATATATAAGGACTTTGTAAAGAACAAGAGAAAGGATACGACTTACATCCACACGACTTACTTGGATAATAAGATAAATCTGAGTGAGTCGTTTGTGCAGGCAGCGCAGAAGACTAAGCGAGAGAACAGGGCTAGGTATGACCACTTGTTCATGGGCACTTGGTTGGATGATGCGGAAGGTATGTTGTGGAACAGGGCGATACTAGGAAAGGCGAGGGTTGATGAAGCTCCGAACTTAAAGAGGATTGTGGTTGCTCTTGATCCTGCGGTGACTGCGAACATGAATAGTGATGAGACGGGTATCATCGTGGTTGGGAAGTGTAAGGAAGGGTTTGGGTATGTGTTGGAAGATTTGAGTGGGAAGTATTCTCCGAATCATTGGGCGAAGATTGCAAACGATGCTGCGTTTCGGTGGAATGCGGATTGTATTGTGGCGGAGAAGAACCAGGGTGGAGACATGGTGGAAGCTGTGTTGAAGGCACAGGGGAGTAGCACGAGGATTAAGCTAGTTTCTGCTACCAAGGGTAAGTATGTAAGAGCGGAGCCTGTGTATTCGTTGTATGAGAAGGGGCAGGTGTACCATGTAGGCTCGTTCCCGTTGCTCGAGAGTCAGATGGTTACTTTCGACCCTGATAAGGGGAAGTCGCCTGATAGAGTGGATGCGTTGGTATGGGGATTGACTGAGTTGATGGTCAAGAACCGAAGTAATGGGTTCGTGTTGATAAAAGGAAAATTATTTAGGTAAAATTAGTACTTTTACAAAAAAGTGAGATATAGATGAATCTACTGAAAGCGTTTAGAACTAAGGATGCAGGTTTGCCTGTGGCTTTGCAATGGCAGTATAT